GGGGTTCGATGAGTGCTGGATTTACAATTGCTTGCAGCATACGGATGACCCTGCGCTAATCATCAGCAACGCACTACGAGCGGCAAAGGTTCTTCGCATCTTTGAATGGGTTGATATCGAGCCACATGATGGGCATCCGCAGATGATAACTAAAAAGATACTTGACGAGAGCATAGGTAGTGAGGGAAGGTTAGTGAGCTTGGCTGAGGCAGGTTGCTTCGGCAAGGCATACTATAACATACATACAAAATGAAATTAACTACACCATACGAGCAGTTTGTGCAGTCCATCGTGAAGCCGGGGCATGATATCCTTGTCCAGCTTACACCTCTTCAGGCATCCATCCTACACATGGCAGTTGGAGTCAGTGGTGAAGCGGGTGAGTTGCTTGACGCAGTGAAGAAACACGCTATCTACCAGAAGCAGTTGGACTTCGACAACGTCCGAGAAGAGGCAGGAGACATCCTGTTTTACTTGACTGGATTGCTAAACGAGTTGGGCTTGACTATCAACGAGTGCATGGAGGCTAATGTTGCGAAGCTATCGAAGAGATATCCGCAGCACCAGTATAGCAACGCAGCGGCAATTGCACGGGCAGACAAGCTAGACGTGATTGAGGAACCAGTTGTCTTGAAGGATGACGATGACTTGGCAGACATCAAAGTCGAGCGCACTTGTCACATCGAGGATCCAGAGTGCGAGTCCTGCCAATAAGGTGTCATATATGGGATACATTATCGGCTATATCGTATTAACAGCCATTATACTGTATGTTGTATATGACGGGATGAAAGGGTTCGACGAGTGAACACACTGGAGCATTACATTCAATACAAGAGACTCAACGCAACCAAAGTGATGAACGCACTACAATTAAACGGAATCATTAGCGACGAGTGCATCTTTCCTGATGACGTTAGGGATTCTGGACAAGCGGTTTACTGGCTGGAAGATCATATGGGAGAAGTACATAAATCATGAACTGGGACGAATACGCATTGTCGATAGCTGAAGTGGTTGCCAAGAAATCCAAAGACCCTTGGAGGCAGGTTGGTGCTGTGCTGTTGAGGCATGACAACACTGTTGCAGCGTGTGGTTACAACGGATTCCCACCGCATATGGAGGAAGACTGGAGTTGCAGGGACAAACGTAGGAATTACGTTGTCCATGCAGAGCAGAATGCCTTGCGTCATGTTAAGCCACTGGAGTGCTATCTGCTGGCATCAACAACATTGCCATGTAATAACTGCCTGAAATCGCTTGCATCTTACGGCATTAAGCGCATAGTCTATCGTGAGACATATCCCACGGATGAATCAACTACCATGCTTGCAGCGGAATTCAACATTGCACTGATTAACGTATGACAAAGGAAGAACTCTGGAAGGTGTACAGCAACAAGAACCCATCGTTCAACGGACGTGGGAACGTAACCATGTCTGCGAAGGGACTGCGGAAGTTGTTCGATACGACTTGGGATGTTGCAATGCACGATGGGGAAGAGGAAGGGGAAGAGGAACCAAGACCATATCATAGCAGCAGTGCTAGTGTAGATGCACTGAAGAGTATTTTTGGAATGAAATGAACGAGCCAAATCTAGCGCAGAAAGCGGTTAGCTTCGTGAAGAGTGCAGCGGCATTCGTTCGTGCAGGTATGCCCATAAGGAACAAGGAGCAGATCGAGGAGCGGTTGATGATCTGTAGCCAGTGCGTTCACTACGATCCCACGGCATTTGCTGGGGTTGGGAAGTGTGGTGTTTGCGGATGCAACATGGAAATTAAACTAGTTATGGACACGGAGAGATGTCCATTAGATCATTGGACATGACAAGAGAAGAAGCGCAGCGGAAATCCAACGAGGACTATATGTGTGGACGCATATCAAAAGGGGAGTGGGACTTCCAGTTTGAGGAGTTAGGAAACGTGAGGATTTGGAGTAAAGATGGTAAAATTCACCAACTAAAGGAGGAACATGAAAGACTCAGACCAGATAACGGAACTACAAAATAAAATCGATAAACTGATTGATACCTACATAGCGGAGTTTGATTTGCCGCTTGCCAGCATGATTGGCATCCTGCAAGTCAAGATCCACGAATTGATTGAGAATTCCATGTGTGACGAGGATGAAGATGATGATGAAGACGAGGAGGATGAGGAATGAAATACAACAGGCTAGATCAACTTGGCATTGTGATTACTGAGAACCCAATTGAGCATATTGAGTTTGATGTGCTAGATAAAGCGTTGAAAAATAGCGGAATAGATGCAGACAAGTTCAATGAATACTTTGGGATGCAAACCTGCTATGAGAAGGGATTGTACCCGTGGGACGTTGAGCCAGTCTTGGAGAGAATGATGAGCGGAAAGCTAACAGGAACACAACTATACTGGGATTAATATATGAGCAAAGTTGATACATTTATGATGGAAGCGTTGGACGAGATGTTCAAGCGAGTGGGGTTTGAAGGATTCGACAAAGAATTCACCAACCAAGAGGATTGGTACACCCAAAAAAGCTGGAGCATGGAAGAGTTTAGTGAGTATAAGAAGTGGTTTGTGAATAGATTTGCTAAAGTATTCAGAAGCAGCAAGAAGGCTGGAGAGAAGGAGTTCGCTTGGTTCAATCTGATGTACGGATGGAAAGTGAATGAATAAACCTCCGTCAGTTTTACAGGCAATTAACATTGCTACAAGGGTGCGAGCGGAAGCGGAGAAGGATGATATCAATGGAGTCATCTATGCTGCTCAATTCATACTGACAAATCTGACGAATTCGCAGAAAAAGCAGGTTACACTGGATGAAAAGGTGGCTAGGCAGACTGTGTTAAACTTCGTCCAGCACTTGTTGAAGCACGATCAGTTTGAAGCGGCAGCAACAATCTTGTGGGGTAGTGGAGTGTACGACTGGAGGCCACAGAGTGCAGCGGATACTTGGAGGTGCTTGTTTGAAAATGACAAATTGCTAGTTCAAGGTGCAGGTGCAATGGGCAAGACGTTCAATGCCGCTGCGTGGTTCCTGTTGGATTGGATGCGAGATCCAGAATACACTTGTATTAAAGTAGTTTCGCTTACTGAGGCACACGCGCAGAGAAACGTATTCGCAGCAATCAAAAACTTCTACAGGACTGCGTTGGTTAGACCAGAGTACGAAGGTAGCGAGGACTTGGTAAAGTCAATTCAAGCCAATGACGATGACAAGAATGGCATCCACCTAGTTGCCGTTCCAAAAGGTGATAGCGGAACTGGTACTTTGCGCGGATTCCACCCTTCCCCAAGACAAAAGCCAGATCCCAAGTGGGGTCAGATGAGTAGGACACACGTTGTCCTAGACGAAGCAGAGGAGGTTCCCGCTGGTGTGTGGGAAGGTCTGCAAAACATCCTGTCTGCTGCGGATACAAAAGATTCCAAGGGACGCATCAAAATTTTCGGAGCATCGAACCCCAAGGATAGGAATAGCGAGTTTGGCAAGAGGTGCGAACCTGCGCGGGGTTGGCAGAGTGTAGATTGTGAGGAAGATTTCGAGTGGGATAGCAGGGAGGGGTGGCATATCTTGAGGCTAGATGCAGCGAGGTGCGAGAACGTGCTGGAGAAGGAGATTGTGTTCCCCGGCTTCCAATCCTACGAGGGCTACATGGCATACGAGTCCAAGGGACGCACTGCCGAATATTACACAATGGCCCGTGGATTCTTCCCACAGGAGGGCATCTCGATGGCAATCATCACACCTGCCATGATGGACAACTCAATGGGTAGCTTGCGGTTTATTGGGCCTGTAGTGCCACTAGCAGCGTTCGATTTGGCATTGGAAGGCCGAGATCAGGTTGTGTGTTCGTTCGGACGATACGGACTCTGCGATGGATGGACTCCGAGGGATGGACAATTCCGTGAATTCAAAAAGCCCAAAACGTGTTTGCAACTAGATTCACAAATGCAATTTCCAAAACTAGCAACATTGGAACAGACCGCAGAAATAATTCGCTTTGCAAAGGAAATGAGGATTGGAGCGAACTGGCTATGTGTTGACCGAACTGGAAACGGAGCAGGAATCCACGATGCACTGAGGTCACTATACGGAAGCGAAGTGATGGGAGTAAACTATTCGTGGGCTAGTTCCGAAACTCACATCCTTGGAGATGACACGCAACGCGCAAACGAATTGTACTCTGGAGTTGTTACAGAGTTGATTTTCGGACTTGCTAAGTACCTAGAGTTTGAGTATCTGAAAATCTCACCGAGCTTCCGTACCGAGGAGTTGGTTCGACAAGCGACTTCGCGCAGGTATAAACAGCAGGGACAGGGACTTGTGAGAGTCGAGAGCAAAGGAGACTTCGTTAAACGGACTCGTCAAAATAGTCCTGACGCACTCGATTCCCTGTCCCTGCTGGTCTATCTTATGAGACAACGGGGTGGAGTTGTTGCTACGATGACGGATCCCAAACCAGAAAAGTTTGTTTTCCAGAAAAAACATAGTGGAATTGAAAGCTATGAATTTGTTGATTTCAGCAATTAATTTGATAAATAAGTAAGAATTTGCTTGCAAACATTAAAAAACTGACGTAAAACTCAAAAATTCATGGCAAAACCGATAATTGGAATGATTCCACCGGGGGGTTGGCATTACTACGATGGTGATGCAAAACTCACTGGTCATAGCTATGACAATCTTCTTCAGGTTGTCACGAATTTCCGTGCCGAAAACCATCTGCCAGTTGGTGACGTGGAGGGTGATGTCAATTCGTACATCTGTAGCAAGAATCCTAATTTCTGTCATGGTGTAGACATGGTTGTTGTAACATCCGTGAATACTCCTAGTCAGAAGACGGAGTTGCTAAACGACATTACGATCTGGGCTAAGAATGTTATCAATTCTACAAAAGAAGTAGCACTTATATCCAGTGAACTGGCAGAGCAACGCGCAAAAATCTGTCTTGCTTGCAAACAGAACGTGCAATGGAAGAGCGGTTGTGGTGCTTGCGTGAAAGCAACGGAAAGGTTAAGTGCAAGCATTAGACAAGCTAAAGAAACCAAGACATCCAAGGCACTGGGGGGTTGCTTGTTGCTACGTCACGACAACAAGTCCGCAGTTTTCATGTCCAGAGACAGCATTTCCCCCTCAGACAATTTGCCAGTAGATTGCTGGCTAAATCTCAAATAATATGGCAGATACAACCAAACCAATTCCAGCAGAAGTCACAAACGTCTACGCATCGAAAGCTGCGCGGATTATGAAACCATCGGACAAGCAACGTGTTTCCGAACTGGAGATTGTTGATGATAACGCTACGGGTGACGTTGTTAATCCTGACACGTTGCAGGTTAAGCGGACGTTTAAAGACTGCCAGCAAGCGCATTCTGCATATCGCAGACTCAAGCAACAGAATACTGAGAGAAACCGCAAAAACCAATTGATTCAGAAGAAGTTAAATAATGAACCTCCGTATAGTGCGAAAAAACTGGAAAGTATGGGTCAGAATTGGCGCAGCAATCGTCCAACTGGGTTTCTGTCTACGATGGTTAGCCGATTACAACCACCATTTAAACAAGTAATTGAGCAGTCACCTACACTTACCTATTCCAAATATCCACTAGAGGGAGTGAGCGAAGAACATAAGACTAAAGTATTCCGCGAAGAGATCACAAAATGCATCAGGGGTTGGAAAGGGCATGATGATCTGGTTGCACAAGTTACACATGAGAATACGACCTTTGGTTTTTGTGCGGTTTGCTGGGATGACGTTCGTGATTGGAAACCAGAGTTCCTTCGTCAAGATTACACGTTTTTCTCAATTGAAACTCCGCAAGAAGC